TTGTATAGTCAATAACTCTTGCGTAAATAGGGTAAATAGCTTTTTCTTTATCTAGTTTTCCAACACTGTCTTTATCAAGAAGAATTGATTGTGTAAATGTTGCTTTGTATTTAGACACATCATCTACCTTAGATAGAAACACACTTTTAATCTCTTTTGATACTGTAACTGAATCATTATACGTCTTAAATACAAATCCACCCTTAACGTTAATAACCATTCCTTCCTTTAGATGTTCTTGGACGTATTCAATAGCATCATAAGCAGATAGAAATCTCTTAGGAAATGTTTTTTCTTTACTGTCTTTCTCAAGTCCAATAGTAATAAAGCATTGATCTCCGATTGTTTTAAGAATATCTTCATCAAACCTATCTTCCCATGCAATCGTATATTGATTACCAAAGTCATCAACCGTTTTACCTTTATCGTTCTCCTTTTGTCCATGTACATAAAGAACATTATCTCTTTCGGCTCCATAACCACCCATTAAATCAGCATAAACAACATTTCCACCACCGCAATCTACTCCAAGATTTAGTTGATTCCAAACCCAATCAGACTTTTTAGTAGTTTCATTCATCTTAAATGTAAAATCAGTAATTTTAGCTTCTCCGATTAATTGAAATAATGATTGACCTTTTTTTAGTTGTTTTTTATCTTCTTTCTTTGCCATTATATGTATTCCTTCTTTCAATATTTTATTTTATTATTTAATGCACAATTAGTTTGAAAATATATTGAAAGAACTTGGCCCCTTATTTCTCTTAATAGGTTTCATCCCAAATGATGTCATTTTGATAGGCATAACCTCCTTTACTATCTTATAACTTTTACATCAAAATTAAATTCTAGACACTTTCTACTAGCCAAATAATCACACCAATGTACAAAATGTTGTATTTTACTTTTTGGTTAGTTTATAGGAGCAAATTCACCGAAGTATTTTATTTCTGCTTCTTTACGTGCTTTAACTGCTTCATCGAAATCATTAAAATTCCCTAAATGTATTAACTTTTTATCTACTGTGATTCTAGCTCTCCAACAATTATTAATGGAATGCCATCCAACACCTGTCACACCAGATACGTTGTTGCTTTTAATTGATATATTTATTGCGTTTTGAGTGTCCGATGCTGTTCTCAAATTACTTCTTCGATTGTCATATTTATGTCTGTTTTTATGGTCAATTTTACCACTGTAATTAATTAAGAATTTATGTAGTTTAATTCCTTTTCCATTTATTCTAGCAACCACATACCCATCTTTGTCAAAATACCATGAATGTAATTCTACTGACTCTGAATCGGATATATCATAATAAAACTCACGATTTGTATCAGTATAACCAACTTTATAATCTTCTAGGAATACAAATATATTCGGAGGCACATCATGTCTCATTCTTTCTTTGTATAAACATCCACAACTTTGGATTCTATCCGATTTTAAGTGACTACCTCTAACTATTTTAATAGTTTTATTAATACATTGACATTCACACAACCACATTGTTTGGCTATTTTTATTTTCTGCTCTTTCGATAACTAATAATTTACCAAATATTTGTCCAGTTAAATCTTTTATTATATATCACTTCCTTTCTACTTTTACATCAAAATCAAAATCTTTAATATATCTTCGCGATCCAAGAATGTCGCATATATGCACAAAGTTTTCAATTTTACCATGTGGTTTTGGTAATATTTCTTTCATAGTTTTATAATCTTTATTAAATTCTCCCATGTGCGTTTCGATGCATCCTAAAATCTTATCCAATATTTCTTTATCCAAAATAGCACATATTGCTTTATCAGCCTTAATGAACCCTGACATGAGTATTGGGTGCTCGGTTACAGTATATTTTGAGTTGTTTAATCCATGTTTTATTCCATCATGTAGAATTAAAGATGATATAATAATATCTTTTTCATCATCCGTATATTTGTTCATCATTTCAAGATTAAGTAATTCTACTGCGAATCTTACATTCATTTTAGTATGCCTAACTAAACCTCCTTCTCCTAAACATACTAAACTATGATATTTTCCTGAAGATGATGCAGGAATTGAAAAAAAGTATTCTGGTAAGGTATTCAATGTTTTCTCTGTAAATTCTTTGATTTTAGGATTTAATATGTATGAGAGTTCTGTTTTGAATATATCTAATCTATCCACTCTTTGCTCCTTTCTTCTTAATCAATTATTGTTTCTTAACCTCTTAATCATTATACCATATTACCAATACCAATGTCAAATATATTTATTTTATAATTCATAAAATTATTCATAAAACATTTCACACAAATCCAACTAAAACAACATAAATTCTCATTTTCGTGGGATAAAATATATAGAGTAATCATTTACACCTATTTAATGACCAACAAACCCTACTGTCACAACGGTTACAGGACTATTTTAACCATTTTTCTTAGAATTAGAGTTTTTGGTCATTTTAAGCATTAACCTATAAAACCAAAATTTCTTGAGTTTAATATTTTACACTATCTTTATTAAGTTTCTCAAAAGCATCATTAAGTTGTCTCATAAAATTTACAGGATCATCATTGTTAGAATCTAAAGTTAAATTGATTGTAATATTATGAATAACAGGAGTTTGTGGTTCTTCTACTATTGACTCTTCTTTCTTAGCATCTTCTACCCAATCCCATTCTTTAATACTTCTTTCTTCTAAGACATCGTAAATTGCTCTTACGCAACTATTTCTTTGTTTAATAGCTACAATGTCATAATCGTCGCCTTCACTAGATAAATCTTCATCAAAATCATCAATTGTCACATGATTGTCACTATATCCTTGTTCGATATCATATTTATTGCAAAATACTTTGCTACCTTCAATATCTTCTAATAATACACATAAATCTCCATCTCTCATTTTAAACAACATAGAACTATTTAATTCTGACTTCTTCATTTTAAGATTCCTACTTTCATTATTAATTTCTTTTATGTATGGTTCAAAATCTTCTGGTAAGAAGAAATCTCCATTATTTGATTCTTCTATAGAGTTAAGAACAATATAATCAGAACGAATATTTGTTACGAATAAATAAGGTTGATTTACTTTCTTTGCATGTTTCCAATTAACACTACTTTCCAAATTTCCACAATAACTCTTTGAATGAGGAACGACTTTTATACCTATTTTTATATTTTCTCTCTTCATTCTTTAACTCCTTTCTTCGCTAAATCATATCCCCCTACTGAGCAAAATGACTTAACTTTTCCCTTAATTCCAAATGTGAATTAATTTTTGCTTCTGCTTCATTTTTAATTTGTTGTGTATTAACTAATTCCAATTCCAAAGAATCAATTTTCTCTTGACTCTGAATTTTAGATTGATTTAGCATCTCATTTGCTTTGTCAATTTCCAGAATTGCTTGCTTAAACATAGATACTGCATTGTCTACTACTCCTACTGCCTTTTCAATCATCATGGAAGGTGTTAGAACTTTACTTTTAAATAATTTTGGCATTTTAATATTCCCTCTTTCATATTATATTTAACTTCTTTCAATAACCTTAAACGATACACCATTTTTACTCTTATGAATTGGAATTGTATCATAACTATGTAAGTCAAACTGTACATGATAAAAGGTTTTATCTTCTCCCATAATAACTCGATATGTGTCTTTTGCAAATAAACCAGTATCTTGCAAGAATCTTACTTTTTGCATATTTCACCTCCTATCATATAACTGTTTTACTCTACTTTATTAATCATATTGGGATACCATCCCCATACTCTATTATCAATGTCTAATTCAAAAGTATTATCCATATTTATTCTAGTAATCACTGCTTCTTTACCTGCGTATTCTAGCATATCAAATACAATATCATTTTCTCCGCTATCTCTAAGTTCTTTAAGATTGTCAACGATTATAACTTTTCTTCCAACTTCCATTGTTTTAATACCTCCAATATATTTATTTTCCTACTTAACAAACTCTATATAATTCCTCCAAAATAACAACTCTGAACTGCTTCTATAAGCAATTCTTTCCAAACTATCTGCACACCATTTTCTGTACTTTTCTTCACTTTTAAATCTAGAGTCAATTCTCTTTCTTGCTTTCTTTACCAAGGATACGCCTTTCATATCTGAAATCTTTTGAGAATACTTCTTTAGTTCAAAGATATCAAGATCAACAGTAATACAACCAATTGTATCAGGAATAATATCTAAAGGAATAGTATTTATTGGACAAATTATGTATTGCATTGCAGGAGCACAGCAGAATCCATTCTTACAATCACTTAAACTTGCTTTTGCCTCTACCCCCTTCATGTCATAATGAAATTTACCTCTGCCTTCTGAAACTTTCTTTAGTCCAACACAATCTATAATATCTTTACGATGTTTATCTTCTTTATGGAATAATTTTGATATATCATTATCCCACATACCGCCAACTTCAGTTCCAATTTTATTATAACCCCATCCGAATAAGATATATTTAGATATTTCCTTGAGTAGAAAATGTGTCTCTGATTCATTTTTTGGTCTATTAAAATTCAATTATATATAATCACCTCGATTAAGAATATAATAAATATTTATCGCTTCAAATATTCCCAAAACAATTATCAAATTCTGCTCTAACTTTAGAATCATATTGAGTTGTGAAATATACTTGGCACAAAATCTTTTTAATATCATTATCACATTTTGCATCATGGATTTCTTTAACCATTAATTCAATAAATTGAGTATTAGAATCTTTTAGAATTGGTTTAACAGATTTGAACTGACTATATGTAAGATTATTGTTTGAATAAGCAACTCCTTCTGAACGTCCAACTACAAAATCCTTAATCTTTCTCACCTCAATTCTTATGTAATTACTCTTCTTACTTAGTATAACATTTAATCAACAGTATGTCAAACATTTATTTTATAATTTATTCTTTCTCTTCTTGATCTTCACATTTGCCATCTTCATCAAGTATCAGCATCCTACTTTGCAAAGCAATTGTGCATGAATCTTGCCAATTATATTTACAGAGTGAATTTTTACAATGGATTAAAGTCATTTTTATTCCTCCTTTACTTTACTTCAATAATTTTCCACAATCTTTACACGCAATCCAACCATAAGGATGAGTTGATTCAGTGTTTAAATGTTTGCAAGGAGTATTTTCTTCAGTAACTATAATCTCTTTGTCTAACAACTTCTCTTCTAAATCTTGAATTTTATTAAACATAGCAAGAATTAAATTGTCACCAATAAGACTTCTCCATTCTTCGCCATATCTTAAAGCATGAAAATTAAATGAACCTTCATCTTGGTCTAAAATAACTTCATATTTTCCACTATCTAATTTTACTGATTCTTTCATTTATGTTCACAGTCTCCTCTCAAACAATTTTCACAATTACAATCTGAAGTAATTAGATATCCACAGGGAGTCTAAAAGTTTATGATTTTACTTCTATGTCCTCTGATATTTTCTTTTGATTCTAGTGGAATAATTCTACTTCCGTACATATTTATAATTATCCTTTAATATTATTTATTTCCATATCTACAACATTGCATTGATTTATTCTAGGGCAACTAATATCATTGCATAATTGAGAAGCACATCTTAGGACTCCATCTTCAATCCAAACTCTAACTTTTTCTAACTGAATCATTTAGGTAACTCCTTTCAAACGGACATTTTATGTTATAATTTGTCCGTGTATGGTGGACTTTTGATGTATTTTGACCAGATATGTCCACCACACGAATACATTTTAATATTATTTCTTTGATAAAAACTCCAAATTTACTTTACCGCGCTCTTAACAGCGTTAGCTAAATCTTGCAAGGCATAATACTGAGGATTAATCAAATGTTTTATTCCATTTGTTAGTTCCGGCATTCCAAATATTAAGAAAAGAATACATCCTATTACAATAAATGCAATTCCAATACCATAATACATCATTTTCTCTTCTTCAAATGAGTTGTTAGAAGAAAAGTTTTCTCTATCTAATTTTTTACCTCTAGACATTAAAGTAAAACCAGTAACACTACATCCAACTATAAATATAAGAAACAATACTGATGCCCAAATTAAAGATGATATTCCATCCACATAAGATTGTTGCATATAAATTTTAAATACCTCTTGCCCTGTAGAACTTACTTGTTCCCCTAATTTACTAAGAAAATCTAATATTAATTTAGTATCCATTTTATTTGCCTCTCTTTCTTATAATCATTTTAAAATTACATGATCAATCCATATATACTTAATGCCCAACTATTAATCAATATTATTATGAATTAAATTTTTAATTATTTTTACATTAATCACATCCTCCGCAATCGCAACCACCTGAGTCATAACTTCCACCAGAGTCGAATGAACTATGTGAACCACAATCACTAGAGTCATGACAACTATGAGAGTAATAATATGAATGTTTATTAATATTATCATCTTCGACATAATTATTATTACTTTTTCTACTTTGACTAGAATTAGAGTTAGAACTATAAGTTGGTTTAGGGTTAGAAGTAGGATTAGTGTTTTTAGGAATATAAGTTAATGGTATATATGGACTCTTAGATATTTTAACTTCTTGTTCTTGCTTAGATTCTTTGGGTTTACTTTTGGAATTAGAATTATGTTTAGACTTATATTTAGAATTGTATAAGTAATATCCTATGCCTAAAGTTCCTATTACTGCAATACCTGATATTATGATTGTAGATATTTGCATTTACTTCACTCTCCTTTTAATTAATCTCCATATTCAATTGACTTAATTTAGTTTCTAATCCTTCCCTATACTTAATTCTCTCTTCCTCTGTGTCAACTTCATCTAAATACCAATTAGTCCATTCATCAAGATTATTTTTAATATCATCATAAAGTTCTTTTGCTAGTGCATAAATATTCTTGCTAACCGTATATAGTTTTGCATTATCTTTATCTACAATAATATAACTACCATAATATGATGCAACTAAATGAAATTCATATCCTTCCGCATCAAAGAAAACTACAGCAGGAGTGTTATTTTGTAGAGCATAGATAAAAGCATCTAGGCATTCATTTGGAATATCAGTCATATAACTAGCTCTTTCTGAGAAATCCTCAATTTGTAGATTAATCCATCCATGTTCTGGTTTTGTAAACATTGTTTATTTTCTTCCTTCTTTCTTTCTAGATATTCTTAATTGTTAATACTAATCCAAAATAATTTCTCTAAATACAATTTTAAATTTGTCTCCATCTAAAATAATTAATGGTTCATTTAGATAATTAATTTCCTTAATTTTAAAACTATTCCCTTCAAAGTAGATAATATGGTCAATTTCTATTTGTTTTCCTAAATCCAAGATATCAAAGAACAATCCTTCTTCAGTTTTAGTTCTGATTATTGTGTTCATTTTTTCACTCCTCTTTTCTTGTCGTTTAAAGAATCATATATGTATTACCTCTGACCACAACCAATATATCTTCCAAGTATTCTCTGATTCCTATAAATACTTTGACTAATACATCCTCTTATGTCTTGATCCTTTGCTTTGGATTTTCTTACTACTTCTTTATTTGCCTCATTCTTTATGTATGCAATAATCTTTTCTGCTAAGATAATTATTTTCACATCCTTCATAATAAGTTAATTAAATAATTACATATTAGAAAACCTATTCTGGTTTTTTCATAAACCATCTTACAAAGAAGAAAGCATTTCTATATTTTCTTTTGTAATCTTCAATCTCTTGTTTTTTAATAGAGTCCTTGTTGTATCTTTCCGTATCAAATAAATATTTATCTCTTTTGCTGATCGCTTCTTTGAGTGATTCATCTGTCTCTTCTTTTGTACTTAAAACAACATCTGTCAAATAAACCATTACATTATCTGTTCCACGCAATGCTTTTTCAATATTTACAATTTTATCTTCTTTTACTAAATAAAATTGATCTCCTTTATTAAGAGGTGGTTTATCTAACTCTGTCTCTAAAATAGTTTCATAACTTTCAATATCATCAACTATTATAATGTAAGGAATTTTATTATATCGATAACTTGAGTAACTTTCAAACTTATATGCCTTTTGAATGTTTTTGCCCTTAAAAATACTTTTCATTAATTATTTTCCTCCTCTATTCATATCAATATAATAAACACTATTCTTAGTATAAATTACATACTGACCATTATCCAACTCAAAATTAGTAACTTTCGATGTAATAATACTACCTTCGCCAGTCAACATAATCAAACTTCTGCCAATTAGAATATCTTCACCAAACTCAACATTTAAATTAACAAATGAACTATGCTTATCTTTGCCTAAATTATCAGTAACTTTAGATACAATACCTTTAACAGTTAACACTTTTCCATTGATAATATTTCCTTCTTCATCTACATAAATTCTATATAATGGATTACCATTAATTCCATACCAACTGCCATTAAGATTTTCTCTTTCTTCAGGAGTTAGTGGCCTACAATCTGATTTGTTAAATTTTACATTAATAAAACCAAACCCCTCTTCAAAATTTCCTATGTAATTATTTTCATCTTCTGAATGAATTCTAATTTTATCATCAATGTTTCTACCTATGTTACCTAGTTTATGTATTGCAGGACTATTGGCTTTAAGTATCATTATTTTATTCAATTAACTTATTCCTCCTCTAAAATTTATTCTACAGCATTTTGGTAATTTAAACCTCTGTCTATCTGATAATCTCTATATATTGGACTTGTTCTTTCTTTACCACAAATACAACATTTCTGTTTAGTGGTGTATTTTACATGACCACTACAAATATAAGGATCAGTTTCTTTACATTTTGACAATGATTTTATTTTTCTTTGAGTGCCATCAATTGTATGGTAACAATGAAAGATGTGCATATCTAGTCCTCCTCTTTTTACTCAATTGAAATGAAACACTTATTGGACATTATTTAACCAAATCTGCACAAGATTTTGCATAATCCTTAAACTCATTATATTTTTCTCTTGCAATTGCATATGCTCTTTTAAATCCTTCTTCTTTGTCATATGTATCTTGATAATGGCAACTGACAACACCTTTATAATATCTACCATCTGCTTTTATTAAGACAATAGTTTCTTTTCCATGATAGATTACTTCAATTGTTTCTTTGGATGTGGGAGATTTACATGATTTTCTAAATTCTTTTCCTGACTCAATTCCTTGGAATTCAACAAGTTTGTATTGAGGATAATAATAACTTTGGGAGCAATCATTATACCAAAAATGTTTATTATTCCCTCCGTAAAAAGTATTTTTCTCATGACTTTTCCAATGATTTACATCTGTTAATTTATCTTCACCTGTCCATTTACAATTTTTACTATCACAATATTTTAAAAATTCATTTGCAAATTCTTCTGTTCTACAATTAACAATAATTTTATCATTAATAAAATCATCCCAGTGTTTTTCAAGATTAAATTTTTCCATATTATTTATCATCCTTTCATTTAATTTATTGTTCAAATAAAGCTAATTTTTTAAATGATTACAATTTGTCTGTAATTCTATATAGTCTTGATGCTATGTCTGTCAAACCTGCATCATCATCAAAGTTATAATAATCAGCAATAAATATCAATAATTCAGCAATCTCTTTTTGAATTTCTCTAACTGTAGTCATTTGTATCTCACCTCCATTCAAACCGACTACTTATCTGCCTTCAATAATCCTTTTTCAACAAACATATTCCTAACAACTTCTCTTAACTGAGATTCTACTGCATCTTGAAAACTACTATCAGAATATAAATTATCAATCTCATTTGAAATATAATCTAAGAATATTTCTTGGATTGTTTCGTCTGGAATAGAATTAATCGCTTTAGTTATTTTGCTACTCATAGCTTTTTTATGATTGTTTTGTAGAATAATTGTATCCATTTTTATCCTCCTTTCTTCCGTCAATTAAAAGATTCGTTTTATTCTATTTACCAATTATCTTTCTAATTTCTTGAATTTTATCCGCATTGTCATCATTAAGTTTAGAATAATCTACCGTAATACTTCCATAAGCATTATTTCCTAAAAGAAAGAATATTTTATTTGTGTCAGTTTCATCTTTTGCTTTAATTTTCAATCCAGTTAATTCAGCATGAGCAATAGCACCATATTCATCTGGAAAAACTTCTTTAAACTTTCTTTCATGAATAAGTCCTAATGGATACCAAATATCTTCCACACAACTAATTTTCATTTCATAGTCAAACATTTCTCCATCATAAGGTTGAATGGTAAACACCATACAAATATCAAAATCTTTTAATTGAATTTTATTTTCTGAACTCATTGTTAATTATCACCTCTCAACATTTTAAATCCACCCTTAATTAACCAACCTCTAACTTCTTTGACTTCTTCAATTGGTGTATCTTCTGGAACTAAAATACTATTAATGTGTGCATAGGTCGAAGAATCTCCACTTCCCATATATTCATCTGAGATAATTATATAAAGCCAAATCTTATCATTGAAGATTATAAAATATTCTTTTGTGCTATCGGGCAATGGCATATCAAAATCATAAGCATTTTCCTCTAAGTCTACTTCTTTATTAAGATAGTAAATGAAGTCTTCAACTTCTTCTGGTTCACTTCTGTATGGATCTAAATCACTAAATTCCTTTCTAATTACTTTAAAATAATCTGGCTCTTTTCTACCTGTATTAGATAATGAAATCATTTTTCCTTCTTTATCAAATTCTTTATGTTTGTACCACACAGCACCTTTGCCATTATATTTAGTTATTTTCATGCTTTATTCTCCTTCTTTCATTTTCATCTTCTACGATTTTATAAAACTCACTAGCTTTTAGTTCAATAAAACCTTCTGGATTTTCAAAATTATACTCACTTTTAAACGAACAATAAACTTTATCATCAATAACAAATAATCTACTAGAGGTGCTTCCATAAACATTAAAATATAGCATTAACATTGGTTTATGTAATGGTTGTACTCCTTTCTCTTTGAGAGTATCTTTCCATGCTTTACCTATTTTTGATTTTGCTTTAAATGCTTTTAAACCATTTTCTAATTCTTTATTAAGAATTTTACCAAATTCCTCAATATCCTTTTCAGTTGGGACAATGTAAAAAGTATCTTTAGTTGAAGCGTATTCTTTTGTATCAATACTATTATTGGATAAAAACTCATGGGAAATTTCCCTCATAATTTTATCACTTGTTTGATAGTCCATATATTCCTGATGCAAAGGTGATTGTTTGGTTACTTCATAATAATTTTCCATTTATTTATAATCTCCTTCTTTCTTTATTTTTCCTTATTTTTCATTTAAAACAGATTTTTTATCCTAGATTCATTCTATATTTATTAAGATAATACATTAATTCTTGGTAATCATAGAAATCATTAATGTCTTTATATCCGCTATCAGAAGATACGGTTGTAATAAATCTTTCTCCAAGCGATTTAATAGTTAATACATTAAAGTATATTTCATCACTCCAAGTATAATTTTTAGCTTCTCTAACAAAGAAATGATGCTTACCTTTATTGACATTAACTTCTACACTATCATATGCACGATACCCTCTATACCAATCACTCTCTTGTGGTTTTTCTACTCTCTCATATTTAGTAGTATGACAATCAAACCTGCCCATATAAATCCATTCTTCATTTGTCTTAGTTTTATATCTTGCACCCAATATTAAGTCTTTTGCTTTGACATAGTTCTTCTGAAAAAGTATTTCATTATATTCTGTGAGTTCTTTGTAATCTGGAGATTCAACGGGTATCAATAATAGATCCTTCCCATCCCAACCGTAAACAAAATCACCTTCTAATCCTTTACCTTTAATGGAGTTAGCGTTTTCTAGAATATACAAAAGATTAGGAACAGTTATTTCAAATTCGAATCCTCTAGAGTCATAGACTCTTGTATAAGTTTGCCTATGGTTCCACCCAGTATCATATCCACCAACTTTCTTATTTAGGACAAAACCACTTGTAGGTTCATTAGTGAATTCTTGTGACTCAATTTTATTGTCTCGCCATGATTGCCAACTTTTTTCCTAAGAACATTTCTTTGATCATAATATATAACATATGCTAATTGGCCTGTATATGTATCTGAGCGTGACTGATAACCTACTTTTATAGTTTTAGGTAAAAATATTATACTATTCAATTTTAGTTTATCACTCCTTTAATTTCTTTATTATTTTCATCAACCAATTTCAAGAATCCACATTCACAACTAATTGTTACAATTTCATCTCTTACACTAACTTGTAGTTTTGTATCTTTCCAACTACTTCCGCAATTTGGACATTTCTTATATTTCTTAGTGACATTAATGAATTTAAATGCATCCATTAAATATATCACCTCCTTTCATTCAATTGAATGTTTATAGTATTTAATTAATACCAAATTATATAATTTGATCTAGCATGTCTTATAAATTCAATCAATTTCCTATTTCTAATTTCTTCCTTAACAAATTCACTAATTTCATCTTCACTATAATACTCTTCTGTCTTTTCATGGTTATCTCTTTTACTACACCAATTAGGACTTGTTAGTGAATCTTCCCTAGTAATACCTCTACCAAATGTTCTTGCCCATTCATTAAAATCTGGATTATTAGAATCCATACAGTGACCACTTACATGATCTAGTTTATCTTGTGGAGATAGTCCTGTTAAATCATCCTCTGAATAAAATTCACACTCTATACAAGTTTTCATAAATTATCCTCCTTTATTTATTGAATTGACATGTTTTTTGAGTAATTATTTTAATATTATGTATCTGCCTTCCCAATCTAAATCATATTCAATACTTAAACTATTAATAGCATCAACCTTCCAATCATAACTAAAGTAATAAATTTCATCATTAATTGTATTAGGATTATTTTTCATTAGTTTGCCAAGTTCTTCATACAAATCATTTACTGTCATTAAATCACCTTCCCTTCGAAACCATAATTTTATGTGCTAATCGTCTTCAGAAATTACATAACCAAAAGGTATAACTCCATCTACAATGGATTTCCAATGTAAATATACACCATTACCATAAAGATGATTAAAAGGTTCGGAAGGAGCAAATTCAAAACCATTTTTCTCCTTTTTAGAATTTTCATCCCATTGTTTTCCTGTGCCATAAGACAATTTATCATAGTAATCTTTTCTTTCATAATAATCAGGATATTTTTCTAGATAGTTTTTTACGTCAATTTTATATTGTTCAACATCATCTAAATATTTTTTGTATTCTGTATCTGCCCGTTCAATACCCTCTTCTGCTTGTTTTTTAATATTATTCCATACGTCTTTAGAAATGGTTTTTTGATATTTGTATTCATATTGTGGATACAAAAAATTATCATAGTCAACCATTTTTAATCCGCATTTATTGCTACTGTATTGCCAATTCTTAATAAACTCCCACATAACATGCCCTGCTTGAAAACCAGTAATACCTCCATGTGGTTCATTATTCATAGCCCACATAGTAGCAATTCCACCTGCTGTTAACGCATGACATATAGTTCCATAATCGTGATTATAATCATTCATTAATTTGTTTATAAATTCAGTAAGATTGTCTAATTTCATATTCTTTGCTTCTCGATACCACTCAGTATGTACTGCCATTTCTTCAGTAATATTCTTTTTCATTTTTTAACTCCTCTTTATTTTAATTGGGGATAAAATAATCCTTTCAACCTAATTCAATAACATCAATATTTAGCATTGGTATTATGTACTCTATACCACTTTCATGTTTTACATATACAGTGTCTTGGTCTTTTATTCTTTTCTGTAGTTCATATGCAAAATTACTATCTGTTTGACCAGTGAACAAACTTCCTGATTTAGTAAAAACTTTAATTTTCATATATTAAAACTCCTTCCCTAAATACTCTTCCATCTTACCTCTAAACTCTATAACCAAATCTTTCAAATCATTTTTCATTTGTTCTTCTGCTTTTTCTAAGACATCTCTGGAAGCTCCTTCTGTGATACCATATGTTTTCTTTAAAGCTTTTTGTAATAATTCTGTATCCTCATCAGTTGAACCATATCCATCAGCATACATGTCACTTTCAAGTAACGCTCCATAAAGTAAAATCTCTGTTTTTGTCATTGTTTATCTCTCCCCTTTTTTATATCTGTTCTGAATGTTCACATTTAGGACATTTTATTTTAGGAGCACCAAAATCTTGCGTATATATTTTAAAATATTTTTCATCTCCGTAAATATCAATATTACCTTCATAATTACATTTTGGACATTTTACAATCATCCAATTGGTATTCAATATTACACTTCCTCTCTGTATAAAATTGGTATTTTCTAGAATTACTCTCTAAAATATTTATCTGTTTCATCAAATGTTAAATATAATGTAATTTCATCTCCATATATTTCTATCTCATCATCATCTGTTTGCTCGCCCATATAATAGTTGCCAACTTTAAAAGTTGGGCCATGTGGTATTGGACGAATTAATTTCATATAATTTTCTTTTAAAACATTTAATAATTCATCTTTTGTCATATTTTCAAAATCCATTTTTAATTCCTCCTTAATCCAATTGAATTGGTTTTTAATTATATATTTCCTTTATTTTTTATATAATTATTAAATATTTTATTACTAACTTCCATAGATTTCTTTTGCTCAGGATTATCTGGATGATAACTTCCCAACCACTCATCTGGAGATTTCTTCTTTGCATAAAATCTATCTTCATAAGATTTAATTGCTAATTTAGACTGTAAATCAGTTTTCTCTTTGTCAGTACAGTATCCAGTAAGCGTTTCTATGCTTTTATCTGCAAAGAAAAGCAGATTTTGAGCCATAATACAAGCAAGTCTTACTTCTTCATAATCTGGTCTTTTACCATCTTTTAAATCAATAATAATATCAAGATAACTTCTCATTTTTTATCCTCCTATAAATTCGATATTTTATGCCATTTGGAGAATCCTGAAACCCTTTAATAGCAACGATTTCAGGATTCTTACCTTTCTTAATTTTATGATTTTACTAAAGTTTTAAGTTCTTTCTGTAATGATACTATTTTTGCTCTGATATATGCAATTTTAATTCCTTTTGTCTCATTATATGTATCGATGGGTAAGCATTTTGATACTCCTTTTGATCCATCTTCAAGAATTACAATTGTGGCATTATTATTTTGAATAACTTTTTCATGTTTCGCTGAAGTTCTAAAAGAACTATCTTTGATAACATCTTTTGTTCTAGCGTCAACCTCCGTAAAATATTGTTTAGTCCCATGATATGTAATTTCCTTAATTTTAGCATCTTGATTTCCCATTTTATCATTCTCCTTCATATTTTTATTTTAGTTCTATTAAATATTTTATAGTCATCTGATCTTCTTTGTACACTATTATTTCATCATTATACAACATTTTTCCTGCATGAGCATGAAGACTGTTCGCACCTTTACAGGCTTTTTGCAATTGCTCATAATCAAAATTATAATACTTGCAGTCAAAAGAATGAACATCATATGGTTTACCATAAGCCACATCAAACAATGCCATAAATCCAGAATTAGAACTGCCTCCAGACCATCTAGAACCAGACAAAGATGTGTAACCAAGTGATTTTTTAGCTTTTGGCGCAAAATAGCAACCAATTCCAAACATTTTTCCATTTATTACCACTTTGCTAGGTCTTAATACTAATCCAGAATTGATAATGCTCCAAAAATTCTCTGAGCGAGATCCATGAAATAATAACCTTCTGTCTTGAATTTTTTCGTTAACAATAAACTTATCATATTTCTCTTGTGTTCTAACATTAATAACTTTCCAAGCAGAATAGAATTTATCACTAATCTCTCCAAGTTCTTTCTTAATCATCTCCTTTTCTTCTTGATTAATTTCTTCAAATCTTAAACCCATAGCATCTAATATTGTCTGATTGTTTTTTGCTTCAGGTTCGATTTCTTCCTGAGAATCTTCAATTGATTTAGTGGATACTTGACCTCTCATTACATCAAGTAAATCTTGTTCCTTTTGAATAATATCGCCAAAATCTTCAATCTTTTTAGCTAAATTATCTTTGACCTTCTTCATTTTCCTTGGAATAATTTTAAATAATTCTACAAGAATTTTATTAAACAATTCAATTGTATCAGCACTCATTAAACTATCTAAAGTTAATTGTGCTTCGTCAATCATTACTTGAGTAACTTTATTTGAAGAAATGGTGTAATTATCTGCAATAGCTTGTTTTGCCATAGATTGAAGTCTAGATACAATCGAAGCAATTACTTGGTTTGGAATGTCTAAGTATTCCTTCTTCTTTTCTTTAACAACAACCTCTGCGACTAATCTGGTATTATCACAATATCCTTTCTTCTCTTTTTCTCTTACTTTTTTATCCCATTGACTCATATTGTAGTATGCAGTTTGAAAACCGCCTGCTCCAATACGACCATATTCGGCAGTCCAATTATTATCGTCTGTTTGAATACAACGATAAAATTTATTATTATTTGCATCTGGTTCAACCTTTACAAGATATAAATATTTATAATTATTTTCCATTATTTAACCTCCCATCTATATAAGGTAACATTATAATCATGAAAAACTTCTTCAATCATTTTATAAACTATGTCCCACGATCCACCAGCAAGCCCACATCCTAAATTTACTGGGATTGCAACAGATAAATTATGATCTTTTGCATTTATTTTCAATGTAAATAAGGCTTCTTCTAATGCTTTATAATCTGTTTGTTGTTTATCTGTGCCGTATTTATATTGTCCAAATAGATTTGCTACATATTTATTTTCATCTACTTTTACGAATTGACAATCACCTAAAGATTGAATTGGAAATTTAGTATTGGTGAGATATGTTTGATAATCTTTAAAAACTTTAGGATATTTACTTTTAATTTGTCTTGCTATTCCACCACCCATTACGCTCATGCAATTGACTTGGTGTGCTATGATATTTTGTGATGCTTCTAGAATGTCTCCATCAACTATTTTAATAATATCAATCATTCCTTTCTAATTATAAGATTCTTCAGTTTTATCGTCTCTAAAGCAAACCAATCTACATATTCTTAAATCTGTTCCTCCATTGTCATTTGTAGTTTCATCCATATATTTCACGCCAACAATTTTCCCCAACAATTCGTCTTGATGATTCCAAATATAATCCCTCACCAATCTATCATCATACTTTGCAGAATCATATTTAATCTTATACCCTGCCATTACATTAATTGTATTTCCTTTGTAATTAACGAGCATTTTACCTAAAGTATTTTCAAACGCCTTACCTTTTTCACCTTTTTCAAAACCAACTATACGTAAGTCTGCTTCATTTTCTGTTTTTATCTTTAGCATTTGTTGATATGATTTTTTACCATTATATTTTTGATCCATTGGCAAAACCATAATGCCTTCGTCTTCAGCCAAAATCATCTGCTCAAACCAATAGTCAATTTGAGATAAATCTGTTCCAATATAAAAAGGATCAACATTTTTAATTAGAGGAGAATTGATTTTATCAACTAATTCTTTTGCTAATGCTTTTCTTTCTCTGCAAGTTGTAGAATGTTTTCCTTCATAAAATCCATTATCTGGTATGAAATTAAATACGTTAACCTCGATTCCTTGCTTAATACCATCTCTTCTTAATAGTGAACCAGTCTTATTAAACACCTCCATTCTTGTCATAATACCCTCAGAATCAATTGCAAGTAGCTCACAAGCAAATACTCCATGAGGTAAATTTGAACTCAACAGAACAGTTTCTATGTCCACTAAACCTTTAAATAACTCACCACCTGAAGACATGATTTTTACTTTACCATTACCAACTTCAATTTCTGCTCGATAACCATCAACCTTTTTATATATACCAAATTCTTTCCCTTTAAGCAGTTTTAAATGTCTTGGTTCTGCCACTTCGCCTTTTTCTAATTTGTGTATGTAGATAAATTCATATCCTAAAGCACTATTAATAGTTTTTTCACTAAGACCACCCCTTAAATCTTGAAGAATAATTTGAATATATAATTCTTTTAATCCATCATTTTGTTCAGATAAAAATTGTTGTATGTTTGCAATTGTCCCATCTGAACCAGTTCCATTTTCAACAAGGAAATCTCTAAGACTATAGAAATCTGTAATTTTAACAGTTGGTTTAGATTTTACTTTCTTCTCAAGTTTCTTGCGTTTGATCCCTGTTTTAATTTCAATACTATAGACAAATTTGAAAATATCCTTGAGCAATTCATTGTCTTTATTTTCTCGAATGATTGCCTCTTTGTCATTCCTACCACTCGTCCCTTGAAGTTGTTCTACGATTGCCAATACTTTTTCCATTTCAATCTCTCCTTCTTTCTTCTTAAAAATTTAACCTCATTTGCTCCTACACATAATATATCATACAAACAAGGTCGTTGTCAAATAATTTTATTTATTGATTTATACCCACTCGACATCTAATTCAACCTTTAACTTCTCTAAAATATCTATCATTTGTTGATAATTTATAAACCATGATTTATCATTAAATACTGTCTTGCCATTCACTTTTACTTCAAAATCACTTGTAAACTCATTAATAGTTATTTTTACTTCATCCAATAATTTTCTCCTTTCTAACTCCCATAAATTCACAAACTTATTTGATTATAAATCTTTTCTACCAGATAATTTTCTAAACACTCTACGAATATCTAAACCAATAAGGTAAAATACACTCAGTATATAATCTCTGAAATTCATATCAATTCCACCACTGACTAGACAAATTACCCATACTCGTATCAAAACATCCTGCAAGATATTCATTATCAATATACAAATGATTAACACTCAGTCTCTCTAATAAACATTTCTCTTCCTTCTCAATTTCATCAATAAAACTATCCCAATTATCACCTATAAACTTGATAAATCCTTCGTCATTACCCCTTTCTCTGAATCTTCTAATCCATTCATCTTTCATACTTTTATCAGGATAAACCATAAAGAAATTAATTTTATTCTCATTTAATGCTTTTCTTACAATATCATGACTAGATACAAATATTGCATCCACTTTGCCAATATTGTCTTTTATATATTTGATATAATTATTAGGAAAATTAGGATTTCTTTCTTTTGTATTATTTCCATTTTCATCTTTAATCCAACTAAATTGACTCGAATCAGAATCTAACATGGAAAATGGTTTGTTGTTATAATTATTGAACATGTAGGACTTGCCACAAGCAGGAAACGCACTTACAATAATCGTTGGTTTATATTTCATAAATTTAACACTCCTTTTATTTTATAATCCGATCAATCTTCTCTTTCATTTTCTTTCAAATAATGAATATCCTGAAATTACACAATAATATTCTGATCCTGTTTTACAATGGTCTGGTAATTTGTCGCCATAACTATTCAATTGAAATCCATCAGGATCAAAATAAATACATTTTAAACATCTAAATTTCTTCATATTATCTCAAATCACCTCTTTTTATTTGACCATATTCACAGGTTCAAACCTATGTGTCTGATTATATTTCACTTTCTTTTCATCATCCAATTCTTCTACAAACATATCAAATGGTCTAACATAACACTCATAATTGCTGTATAAAGCATGATATACAACCATCAATTCATTTGTTTCTGTATGCTCTGCAATATCCATTACATAATAGTAATTACCTTTTTTATAGTGTCGATAAACCCTATTTGTTTCAAATTCTTCTATACTAATCATTTATCCATCAATCCCTTCCACGTTATAATCACCATACTCCATATTTTCATCTGACAAACATTTCTTGCTAATCGGATAACCTAATTCCTTTAATAAATGAATCCAATCTTCATTAGAAAGTCTATGCCCTTCACGTATGAAATCTTCCCCTAAATTCACCTGTAATACTTCCCAGTCTCCTGATGGAGAAGTGATTAACTCAATTAGTGGTTTAATACTCATTTGTTTTCCTCCATTTCACTATGACTAATTAATCTAATATTTCCATTTATTAAATTCTTCTCCCAAAATTTAAAGAACTCCTTATAAGTGTAAAACACATACTTATCAGGACTATCTTGGCTAAAATGTTCTGTGTAATGAATCAATATCATTTATACCCCTCCTTGTTTATTTCTTTGAATAATTTAATTAAATCATCCCTTAATAAACAAACATTAATATTGTCTATTAAATTACCTCCATCAAATTCTTTATAAGTCCCATCCATATATTCCATCAGTATTTCTTCAATCTTTTCCTTAATAATATTTAGTGGTTTTATTAATTCTTCATCAGTTTCTATATTCTTTCCATCAATATCTAATTTACAATTTGGACAATAAAAATAACACCCGTTTTTGTCGTCTTCAATAGATGTAATATTCTCATCTTCGTCATAATGTTTAATTGTTTCTTCATCCCATGATTTTGCATCTTGATATTTATTACATTCTGGACATCTATACTGTTTCACATTGTTCATTATTAACTCTCCTTTTAGTCCCTAATCTTAAACAAATACATTATTCCATCCCTAACATTCATGCCATTTTCCAAAGAATATTTAATAATCATGTCTTCGTTATTCCTCATAAATTCAAATACTTCTGATTCATCTTCAAACCAATATTCAGCATCTTGCCAAGAATAAGAATTTAATTTAATCATACAGTTTCATCTGTTTTATTGTTATCAATTCCTAAAATAGTTTCTAATAACTCACCTTTTCTTATTAATTCATTCCTAATTTCTCTGATTTTATTAGGTAATTCACATTCACTATCATCCCAAATATAACAACTTAATGCACTGCACCACTTCCTACCATCGGATTCAAATATACTAGGGCATTTATTTAACACACATTTCATTATTTGTTTTGCTCCTCTCTAATCATGTTTCCATATTCTAATAAAATAATTTTCAACTCCTTAACAGCATCTTCATTACTTAATTCAAGACTTTTTATCATTTGTTCAAAATTACATCCATCCAGACAATTAGTACATTCTTCTTTAGTTAACATTCCATCTTCTATGAGTTCAGTTGCAACATTTGATATAGCAATCATGATTAAAATATCTCTGTTTGTCATTTTAATTTCCTTCTTTCTTCTTTGTATAATAATTCCTGACTTGGATATGATAATCTCGTACTAAAATCATTCTCGTCCTACATCCAACCTTGCTTTAAAGCAGGGTCTTTTTAATTAGAAAGATAAAGAAGGTATAATGCTATGAATATTAGAAGAATTATAATAATAATTTTAGGTTTGATAATTATTGCTACTCCATTTGTTGGTATATTGATTTATCATTTAACTAAATAATTGTCTTAAACTTCTTTGCTTTTAACTTTCTGCACTAATTCTCCATCACACCATTTGCAATAAAAGGTATTGTATTTACCATTCATTTGTAACAGTTTAAAGTTATGAATATTAAAGCAACATAATAATCTTAATGGATTAAACATAAAATTTCTCCTTTTTTAAACAATTTAGATTAATTTAAACAACAATACAATTGGTATTGCAAATAATGCTAATATTCCTCCGAAAATTATTGTGTATATCAATCCAACTAATACCCATCCAAATAGTTTAATAAATATTGATAATGCTTTAAACAACTTACTTTGTATGCTTAGTTTAAATAATTCCCATCTAATTATCATATTCTACTCTCCTGCCAATTTAAGTATATTTTCAATTGCCTTCTTAGTTGCAATCAATTTTCCCTTATGATTGTCTAAAATTTTATTTACTTCATTGGGAATCTCAATAGCAAATGCACCATTAGGATTAAACCAAAAAGCGTATCCACTCTCTAATAATATCAATGTCTTTTTATCATGTTGTAAGATACCTTTAATAGTTTCATCTTTTAAATATTCTAATTCCTCTATTTTATTAGAACAATAACTTGTTTTATCTTTTAACATTTTAATCTTCCTTTCTTTTATATTGTTCGCATTCTAAAGTGGGATTACAATCATCTGCGTTCCTGCCAACGCCGTTTCCTTTTTTATTACAAGTATCAAATAGAGTATATTCATCGTAAGCAGTACCGCGATATTTGCAATTTAATTTAATACCACTAATTTTCAGAAATAAATCTCGTTCAAATTGAGTTTTACTTTTACAAGAGTCAAACATACGATCTTCAATTCTTTTACACATTTGGCACAATATTTGTTTTTCATTATATCTTCCATAGCAATCCATATGAATCATTTTATACACATCTCCCTCTTCTTTTATTGCCCGTATACCCATTTGGATTATTCTTAATCCAACGATACGCAATATATACATTTACTGAAACAATAATTAATACTGCAAACATAATTTCACACTCCTTTATTAAATAATATCAAAAACAACTTGCTCATACCCTAAACCTAAGACCAATCCCTCAATATCTTCTTGCAAATTAATCATAGCAGTATCAAACAATTTCTTGTCTTTCCCAATCGCATTTACAACATTTTGCTGTGCTTGTGCTGATAATATCTGAGTATCAGAAGGACTATATTGATCAAACATAAGCATATTATCTTCATTAATAATTCTTGAGTTTTGAGTATTTTGTTCTATGTAAATAAGCTGAATTCGATTTTTTGGGATAGATATGTATACTTTTTCATCTTCTATTTTTAATACTTTTATGTATTCGAGGCTGTTTATGCCAATTCCATAATTATACTCGAAGTCTAGGGTTATTTCTCTTAATGTGAATTTGTCAAAGAACTTATCTTTATTAGTTATTTTGCTGAAATAATTATATTTGCCGTTAAGGGAAGTGATTTCACCTACTTTTCTTAATTCATTTTGGATTAGAGTTGGGTCTTGCATCTTCTTTAATTCTGCTGTTCTTTCAATGTCTTTTTGATAATCTCTTAGTTGTACTTGTTCAACTGGTATGGGTCTTGGTATAGATAGGTTATGATATTTGAAGTATATATTTGTTGCGAATAAAACTCCAACAACCAAGAGGATAGTGAATTTCTTCATATTCATATCCTCCTCATTCTCCTATTAAATGCTCTCCTTAATCCATTCTAACCATTTGTCATCTTCAGGATAAAATACATCTCTATTTCCTGATTTATTAAGATTATAAATTAATTGTCCTAGTCGTAAATCAGGATATTGCTTCCAACATTCACGCAACGCTTCAATAATTTCGTCTATTCTATTTGGATTTCTCATTGCTTTTTCACCCCTTTCTATAATTTCCAATCAGAAATTTTATCTCTAACCATATCTTGTAATTTTACATAAACCGTATTATGAACTGCTCCATTATCTAAAAGTTGGTATCTTACACTCTCTGAAATTGCTTCTGGTAATAATTTATCTATTTCCATTTCGATTATTTGTTGAATATTTTCATTAGACATTTTACTGCGAACAATATCTTTAATAATTTGAGTCAATCCTTTTTCTTGAATTATAGTTTCAATTTCATCTTTAATAATTTCTTCTAGCATTTTTGTTTCCTTCTTTCTTTAATAATACTTTTAATCATTTAAACTAATGTTGCCAATAAAGATGTTTTACAAATTGCTTCTGACAAACTTCTGCCTCTTGCTGTAATTTGACTATATGTACCATCTTCTATACAAATATCAACTGTTGCTCCATATTGTGTACTTAAATAATCAGCTCCTTTATCTAACGTATAAAAATCATATAATTCCAATATATCCATTGCTGATAATATATGAGTAGAATAATGCTTAACATTTGTCCATTTGTTTATATTTTGTTCTGCATACATCCAACCCCAAGGTTTATCAAAAAATACTCGCTTACCCATTACTTTTTCAGCTATAAGAGCATCCATATCTCTACTTGGAATCATTGCTAAGATTTCTTCTTTTGTCATATTAATTCACCAACTCCTTCTTTACAATTTCACTAGCAATTTTACCATCATACATACCACCATAGGAGTTTTTCAATACAGACATAACTTTACCCATTTGCACTTCTGAATTAATATCTTTCAACGCTTCTATAATATCTCTAACAATATTTTCTAATCCCACTCTACTCATTTTCTTAGGTAAATACTTACTCAGAACTTTAATTTCAGAAACAATATTACATGTGTCCTTATTATTTTTTAATAGAATTGTTTGAATCTCATTTGCGTTTTTAATAAATTTCTCAATGACTTGTAATACTTCTGCATCAGTAGATTCTCTGTTTCCGGCATTCTTTCCTACTATAGATGCTTCAGAATATAGAGTTGTAAGTAATGTTGCCGTATCGGTTTTTCTTGCCTTACGAGCGATTAGAGCGTCTGATTTAATTTGATTAATTAGCATATTATTTTCCTTCTTTCTAACAATGTTTTTTGATATACTGTTCAATTTTGCATTCTTTTATAAATTCCATAATATTTTCATCATTACCCTCCATATCCTCTAACAAATTAATTACACAACATCTCCATGTTTCTGAATCTATTTCATATTCATTAAGAATTTCTACATCAAAGACTTCACGTTCATCACCATTACTGCATCTAATTAGATACATTTCTTCATTATAATCATAATCTTCTCCCTTAGTCCAATCAGCTTTCTCTTTTTCAGTAAGTGGTCTAATAACTTCAAATGTTTGCATTTCTGGAAATTCAGATTCTGGATCACACCAATATTTTCTAAAGTCTTTTTTAGTGTATGGAAGATATTTATCTTCATTTTTCATATATAACTTTCTCATTTCTTATAATTTTATTTATAAACCATTTTCCCACATACTGTCTCCACCCTTCTCCATGAACTTCTACACCGTCCTTGTAGATATTTTCACTTCTAACTTCCCCTTGCTCAATAAAATATTTTCCATTATCATGAGCAAAATAATTGACTATATCTCCTATTTGCAATGTTGTTACGTCAAATAATGTATCTTCTTTATTTTTCATATAATATAATCCTCCATTTCAATAGATTTGTTGTTATCAGTCATTATTTTTATAACTCCTTTTGTACAAGTCTAATTTTATGAATAGTTGCTAACTTTATAACATTGATATGTAGTGGTTTGCGTACTTCTAAAGCATCAGAAACTTCTTCATTGTATTCTTCATACTCTTCGTAAGATTCATTATCTTCACCTGAATTACCATCACCATAATAACTTTTCCAAGGATCGTCATCATAATTCCATTCACCATTAATTTTCCACTCGTCGAACAAAGTTTGATGTAATTTATGGTCTGAAATAAAAGCAGGAACGTATGCTTTTTCACCCATAAAATTATCAGGTACTATTAAAAATTCTTTTACTATTTTTTCTAAACATGTTTCACACAATGTCACATCCCATGGATACTCATATTTACTTGCTTGAGTGAATTCAATATGAAAGGATTGAGTTGTGTCATTATGATTTGATTCATACCATATTCCACATTTATGACACTGAGTAGCCACTACCTCATCTACTTCTTTTGTTACTTTTTTAGTGATTCTCATATTATTTATCACTCTCTTTTCTCTTTATTTGGGTTGTCCCTTTAAATGATTATACGAATAAGAATCATAAATTAAGGGTGCATTGTAAAGTTTTATGAAAATATATTATGTATCCTCAGTGATATAATTTCTCACTTTTAAATTCCACCATAAGACATGTATCCAAGTCAATAATATCATATTTCTTATTTCGTCCGTGTTTTATTAACATCTCCTTTTATAATTTCTTTAAAACTTTTAACTTGTCAAAGAAATCTTTATACGGTTCTACAATACAATCTCTCATTGCTAGACTACTCATAATTTATCATTCTCCTTAAATTTTATTTTTGTATTACTAATTTGTTCACATGATATGCTAATTTTCTAAAATTGTTACATTTTTCATTAATTTTATTAAAACAAAGCAATTAAAATCGTGTTTTTATTGGGTTGATTGGATTGGGTAGTAAATGGAAGTATGAGTGAGGTATATAGAGCATGAGAGAGGTAAAATGGGGTATTTTACAATAAAATATGATTTTTGATTAATAAATTCTTATTCCTTGATATTAAACGGTCATATTCTCTACTAATTCTGCCTGTTTGTTTAATTGTCTTTTCATAACCATATAATCCTAATTGAAGACTATTTTCTATCCTGACTTCTAAAGAATGTTCATCCGTAATTCTTTGTGTTTTCCAGTAATCTCGGAGATAAATAATATTGCCTATTCCAGCCCTTATATTATGATCTGGACTCCATACATCGAAAAATGTATTCTTAGGCAAAGAACAATACTTTATGGCTCTCTCACGATGCGTAGGAATAAATCTATTGTTGAGTTGGAATAATCCCATGTCTATTGAATGGTTAGTATTATTATTTATTGCTCTTAGGTTAAATCTACTTTCTTGATACATAATTGATAAAACCATATCATAAGATAAATTATTTTTTACACAAAGCTCATAAACAAGATTTTGATATTTTTCAGATAATGCAATTGCATAATTTGGTTTTTTATTTGTTTCATTAATTAGAATATTTATCTCTTTCGGCAATATGTATACCTCTCTAAATTTTTCAAGGATATTTGAATTAGTAATGTTTATATGGTTTATATTAGATAGGTCTTTTGGATTTTCCTTAATGATAACCCCTTGACTAATTACTAGAGAACACAATACCATTGGAACAATAAATTTCATCCTCATCTAAACACTCTTTTCTGCTCAATATTATTTTAAGATTTAACAACTAGGAGAAAGGGGTTTACACCCCAACTTTACTCATTGCTCTATAATCAGTAATAGCACTTTTGGTTCCATTAAAATCAAACATAGGAGAATTAATCGTTCTTTCTCTAATTTCTATGTGTTTAAACGGACAAGATTTGATATTGCCCATCTTATTCTCTTTTCTTAAAACTTCTAACATGTCAATTTTTTCGATATGGAAGGTTATTACAAATTTTATTTTCATTCCCTTATCTTGAAGAGACTTCAATTTTATTTCGGCATCTAATTTGTCCGTATATGTATAGTATCCATTTGTAAGTTGCTCAGAGTAAGAATAGATATTCTTCCCACTTTGTTTATCATATGAAACTGAATTAGCCCCAACATAATTTCCTTCACTGTCTTTAAGTGCAAATACTTTTAATTCTGTCATTCCATCTTCTCCTCTATAATTTTTTAGTGAAACCAAACGTTTGATCCTTTCCAAGCTTGTTTTAGGAACGTATATTCGCCCTTTGCCTAATTACATTATCCCACTTTGTCTACAAAATAGCAAAACAAAAATTAATCTTTTATATATGTTATTTCGACAATATATTTAACTTACTTTATAATTATTTTAATATTATCATACCCTTTCAATTTAAGTGGATCGAGTCTATAGTCCCATTAATTTGGGACTATAGACTGTGTTTGTTTATATGTTTCATACATTTCTTTTAAACCTTGCCATCCCCTTTCATCCAATTGTAAATCTCTAAATAATTGTCTAAAGTTTTCTGATGTCAGCTCACCAACTTCATTTTCTTTCTTTAAACATCTGTCAAGTAATCCAGACTGAAATATTAAAGTAGGGTTTAAGAACCTAATTTTAGTATATTGTCTAAAATTCTTAAACCTTGCACCAATATTTCCTACAGTTATCCTTTCTTCAGTATTGTTCTTTCTTCCGATTGTGCGTAAAATATATGGAGTATCTTTTGTTGGTAAAATAGCAAATCTACCATCATCTAAACCATTTAATTTATGATAAGTGTCTTCCAAACAAGCCATTTGTAAAATCTCCATAGTTCTAGGATCTACAGTTATCGGCCTTGATTGAGGGAATAAGATTTCTCCATAAGGATCTCTAGTAACAATAATTGTATTTGATTCAGGAATAAGATCAGTCTTTTTAATATTTCTTAATTCTTCAAAAGTATGATCTTTAATTGGTCTTCCTCTTACAGTCTCAAATAATAGTGCCAACATTGATTTGTCAGCATAATTATAAAGCATGTCGCAATAATCATACATTTGTTCCCTAGTTATATAGGAAAGTTTTTGAGCTACTTGGTGAATATATTTTGGCAAATCTTCTTTTTTATCAACTAATTTAAGAACATTCATAGAACTATGGTTTTCTGCTAAACACCAGTCCAAATACTGCATAATAATTGTATAAGCTACCCCAAGAGATTTTAGAGATTTCTTTTTCATCCCAATTAATAATTCTTTTACTTCTTCGTAACTAAACTTACTTAGGTCTTTGTTTTTCTCATGTTCAAACCTGCCAACGTTTTTTAGGATAGAGGTGTTTGTCATCCGAGTGCTTTCATTTGGATATTTTTCATCAAGAAAACGATTCTTTTGATCTTCATTAAATAATGTTCTTTCAATAGTGAATGACATTATGATACCTCCTTTTCATATTGAGAAACAATATCTTTGAAATATTCATAAATCTTTTTAAATGTTGGTAAATTGACGTTATTTTCAATGCCAATTTTCTTCCAAACTTTATTTGATTTATTAAAGTCTAAAGATTTTAAAACTTTTACAAATTCAGGTTTCCAATCGTCACCATGTTTATCTTTAAGCATTTTACCTAAAATAGCATACCCCATAAACATATTATTATGTGACATATACGTTAATTCTCTAGTATTTGATAATTCTGCTTTGAATTTAGAATGATGTAGACCAATAACATTATTAAATATTTCAATAAGTTCATTCTCAACTTCTTCTGTTCTAATAGCTGGCTCTTCTTTAAGATCATAAATAAATTCAATTGTTTTTGACAATGTATCAAATGTCATCAATTTGTTCTCGATTTTTAGTTCTTTCTCATTCAATGCTATACGATTAAACATGTCGTTTTTACTTGGATGATCATTTATGGCTTTAGCTACTTCCATGTTCGGATTGGCTGTATCTTTAAAATCAACCCATTCTGTTTGAATTGGGACAGCCAAACTTTCTTGTTTTATTATTTGATTTGCGCGTTCCTCCGTGACATGATGAACATATATTGAAGTAACTCTATCAATTTCCGGCTTAATTTCAACTACTTTTACCATACCGCAAGTACGATTCGCACCATCAATTATATCTACGAAAGTCGTAATATTATCTGGTTCAATTAATAAAGTTCTGGTTTTTGCGTCATATTTAAATTTCTCTTGTCCATTTATCTTTCTAATATTCCATATAATGGCGTTAGGGCAGAAAGTATTATCTAACATTGATGACGTAATTTCCGTAACTTTTTTACCACCAACATTAATTGATTCAACAATCTTATCACCACTTCTTCTTTTAAGAAGTTGTCTTTGAGTATTGGGATTATAAGTTAATAAACCATTCCCCATATAAACCCCAACATTTTGATAAGTGTCTTTGGTGCATAAAAATTGAGTTGCGCTAATTTGATCAACGTTATGAAGTAGAATATATTTAACTTTTTCTTTTTCTAACTTTTGGTATGTTTCAGCAAAAGACAATTCAATTTCAGTAAAATATTCATCTGAATTTATTTCTGGTTTGTGAGTATATCCATAGAGATACTTTGTAAATAAACATAATTCTGTTTCTGACACATAAACCAAAGGAATGGCTTTAGTGAATATGCCAGTTGTTCTGCCCCTTGGTATACCTCTTTCTAATAATTTAATTATTACTTGCTCCATAACCTTGTTGTCATTTGAATAATCTTCAATTACCAAATCAAGAACATCCTCAAGAACTTGACGGTCTTTTTTCATAATAATTCCTCCTTTGAATATATTAATTTTACATAGCTTCTGACACAATTATGCCACACAAATAGTATATAATATTTTGCTATGTAATATTACCATTATAAAACTATTATACTCAAAGGTCAAGAGAAATAGACATTTATATTTATTTTAGCGAACTTTTTTATTAAAAATTTTAATAAAAAGTATTCTCATAAGTTTGTAGCTTCATTTGTTCTTTGCACAATAGATTGTTAACAAACATTAGCAATAAAGTTATGAAAATTATTGGAATACAAATTATCCCAATGATAATATACAATTTTTCTACAAACCGTATGTAAATCAAAATATTGTTCCTTTCTATTAATTTTACAACATAAGCAACTAAAGAAATTCTGACTAATATCATTAAAATAAAACCATATATAAAGAACTTGTTTTTAACTATGGAATTGAATAAATCAATTTGAACTGTACTATTTCTTCTCATTATAACAAATGATATGACGCATAGATATAATACTCTTGCAGGAAGACCTAGCAGAAAATTATAGAAAACATTAGCATTAAAAAATGATATTGGTCTATCTAATATTGATAATATAAGTGGGCAATATGATAATTCTACTAGTCCTACAATAACAAAACCTGAGATTGTGAATATTGCTGTTTTGAAGTTACATATTTTAATATTACTCTATTCAATATTTCTTCAATGTTATCAAAATCCCAATACCAAATTTCTAAAAAGTTATATCCATTAGCTAAAGCATATTCTTTCTTTCTGAAGTCATGTTCCTGCTGTATTATAAATTCCTCATTACTTTGATTTCCTGCGGTTCCATCATGGTATTGACCTTGATATTCTATGAGAAGGTTAATATTTGGCAAATAATGATCATATGATAATAATCCATTGCCAACGCCACGTAAATCTTCAAATGTTTTTTGCGGTATGAAGTAATTCTTGCTACATTTATCTAGATTACTTAATATATTATATTCTTCTTGAATAATTTTGATCCAATTATTATCTGCAAGTACATTATCAATCTCCTTTTCTCCCTTAGATTCATTGCATTCTGGGCATCCCCTTCCAGCACCATGTCTCTTTGTAATACGAGAAGGCCATTCATTTCCGCATTCTTTACATAACCACCAAACTTTTTTATTACTGTTTGCAGTTACATCAAAAGGTGTTAAATCACCATTTTTATTAGGATGCCATTCTTTTGCTAGTTCAGGGTTTATTGTAGCAAGACAATTTGATAATCCTACTTGTTTTCCGTGACATACACCACAACCATTACCAAAAGCTATTTCTGCCCAAGAAGATTTAAACATCTCTCCACATTTGAGTTTTAAACATCGCCATTGAAGTTTTTCATTGCTATCTCTATATGTTTTACTGATGAGTTCAAATGGTTTATTGTTTAATTTAATCCATAGATTAATATTTTGTATTGAGTAAGGATTAGATGGATTACATTTGTCTGGTTTATGATCTTTTATTATATTATGTAGTAAGCAATAGTATATGTAACCATCATCGTCTATAGTAGTTATTTTTTGATGAGGATCTGTGTATGAATTATCTATTAATGTGTAACTACCTTTTGATTTTAACATCAGCCTTATATTTTGCATTACATATGGATTATTAATACTAAATTTACTTGGGAAGTGACCGCTATTCAGTTTTGCAAAAGTGGTGTAAAAATAATACCCGTCTTTATCTTTCATATGCATTTTATATTGATTCCCTTTATAATCCTTATCAATTAATTCATAACCCAAAGATTTTATTATTCCCTCAACCTTATCATAACTAAATCGAGATTTTTCTATTTGATTTTCTTTACTACATTTTCTGCATTGTCGTTGATTATTATCTTTAAATGCAACAAACGACAAACTAAATTCATTATTGCATTTGCATTTTAATATTAATTTAGCAGTATTTTTTATATATTCTGTGCTTAGTAATTCACATCCTGACTCACTCTCTATTTCAATAAACTTTTTAACAGATTCATAATCCCAATCATTATAACCATTGCATTTTTTGCATTGTCTTTGACCAATTTTAAATGCCATCAAACTAACTTCAAATTCACTTCCGCATTTACATTTAATTTTAAGAGGATGACTATTTTTAACATACCATTTACTAATCAATTCACAACCACTTTGACTTTCAACCTCAATGAAATGCTTAACTTCTTTATAACTAAAACCTCTCGCCATTATACTATCTCCTTGTTATTAATTTGATTAATTTTGCAAAATGATTTATATCCCATCTTACTAACTGTAAATAATTCTAATAGTAACCCAAAACAACTAGATAAAACAACCTTTTCGCATTTAAAAAATAGTAAGATGGTCATTAATGCAATCCATACTACTAGGTATAAAAATGACCATCTTTTAAATTTCTTAATTTCCAATACTTTCGTAATTGGTTTATTAAATGAATCGCGGGGGACATATTTAATTATTATATATAGTGAAGTTAAAATGCAGAAAACTAATAAATTCCACAGATTAGCGTGCGACCAATACTGAAATATATATTTTGCAATTAATGCTATTCCAAGGAACTGAATTAAAGAAAATATTACACATTTAACATATGAACTAAAATGTGCTCCCCCTGCTATTGATCTTAAAGACATAAAAGTTAAAACAACTACAATAACTTGCCAAAAAACTCCTAAAATTAAAGATAAAATAATTAATAACAAACCCTTAAATACTGCTCCAACAGGAACCATGAATGCGAGATTATATACGCCTATAAGTTCTTCAGTAGTTTTGATTTTTTTAATATCAAACTTATTGGAGAGTTGTGGGAATAACCCTGTAACCCATTCCCAAGCATATTCAATTTGATCTAATGGAACTTTCTTTACCATTTTATAAGCTAAATTATTTGATATAATTTGAATTAAATTCATTTAAACTCCTTTCAATTTAGGCAAATGCTACTTGCCTCCCTGTGTTATAATTATTTTGACATTGAAATGTTTTTTGCATTCCTCTATTTAGATTCATTAAAGCTTCAATAGCAACTTTTTCAGGTACATTTAAGTCAATTACTCCATCTGCCTTAGCTACCGCAACAGAGATACGTAATAGCAATTCTGGAGAACATTGTGCTATCTTTTCTACTACTCCTGAACCAGACAATAATCTTCTTTTGCTAATTGTATCTTCTAATTCACAGCAAATAATAGAATCACATCTTAAACCAGGGTATTCCTTACTGCTGATTTCTATATGCGTTGGTAATTTTGCCTTACTGCGACTTGTGATACTTAAAACTTTGGTGTTACTGCTTCGCTCATTTCCTACTGGATTCTGAATTATACAAATCGGGCGATGGCCAGTTACCTCCGAATCAATCCCAATGTCTGAAAAATTACAAAAATATATTCCACCACGATCTATTTTTATATTCCTTATTTGTAATAAATCATTATTTGCATAATTAGAATAACCACAAGCCAAAGTTAAATCCTTAAACGAAACCCTGTTTTGAGAATTATCTGAAACAACTTTAAGAAATGTTATATCAGGGTATGTAGACATTTTAGCTTTAATTACACCCTCCATATAATCCCCACTAACCTTACAATCTGCTGCAAAATTATCAATGGATCTATTTCCTTTGGCAAGCATAACGTAATTCGCCAATTTCTTAAAATCCTTTTTAATATTTTCCTCAGTATTAGATTTTCTAGTAATTAATTTGTTAAACATAATAACACACATCCTTTTAATTTTATAAGATATTTCAATATTCTGTATTTAATAATATAATTATATCTTACAATGGATGTGTATGTCAACATATATTTGATATGTTTGTCATTACATTATTTTATGATTATAGGAGAAGACCGAAGCCTTCTCCTATATGTATTATAGATTATTCAAAGCATTTTAGGGTTTCGGGTTGATATGTCCAGAATGCAGAAGCTAAAACTAAGGAACACGTTGTGGCAATTAATACTAAGCATCCAGCGAGAATAGTATATTTGTTTTTCATTGAATATCACCTCCTTTATCGGTATTATCTACATCATCCATTACGTTGTCTTGCATGGCAAGATTTTCGTATGTCTGTTGAGACCTTCTTTCAGATTTTAGAGTATAATTAACTATTAATAATACCCAAGTTATAGAAATAGTCGGAATAATAAATATTAAAACTGATATAAACAGTTGTTCTAAAAATGACAGGTTAATTAAAATTAAATTTACTCCTATAAGTTTAATCAAATAAATTATTGTAATTACTATACCTATTAGCAAACCAATCATTGACTTTTTTAAGAAACTATTTCTTATAATTATATCAAATAATTTAATTTTTATATCATCTTTTCTTTTAATTAAAAGGTACAATAGTGTGGAATATTCCACTATTCTTGCTGGCAATGCCGATAGAAAATTATAAACAAAATGAGAGTTAATATAAACAATTGTTGTCTTTGTAAGTGAGCAGATCAATGGACAATAAGCACTTTCTAAGATCGCAATAATAACAAATGATAATAAGGTATATGAAAATATTTGTATGTATTTTATCTTATCTTTTATAATGTTATTATTTTTAACTACAACTATAAGTAAGATATATAACACTATCATGCCGAGTATTTGATTATATGGTTTTGGGATATTTATAAATTTTGCTAAATTCACTATAATTGACATTCCTATTGCCGGCAATATAATCCATTTTATGTTTGTTCTCCACATTCTAATATCTAGTAGATCATCTTTTCCCGTACAAATAAGTACCATTGCTACTACAAATAATTCTTCTGGTAAACTTACTAAAAACATATTAAGTAATGAATTTGTTAAACTTTGCATATGTATTACCTCTCTTTATTTTTATTCTTTATCTTAGTATAAGTATATCATACGCAAAGTGTTAAGTCAAGAAATAATTTTATATTTTATTTATTATATGTATTTGATTAGATGCTTTTGTCGAATTATAAATAATTATAAATACAAACGATCTTATTATTATATCACCTGGAGACATCACACACCATCCTAAATCCCATGTGTCGCAGAGTGGTATCATTTTTGTAAATTCATTTCCCATTATATGAAAATCTCCATATTTTAATGCCTCAATAAACATATCATGTTTCGCATATCCAGTTGCCCACGAATTCGAAAAAAATACAGGCATCTTACCAAAATTGGCATTTATAGCTATTGTATTTAACGCACTACCTAACCATACAAGGGGTATTGAACAGAAGAATATTTTCATTATATTATAGTGTACTGACAAAATTAAAAAACAAAATAAATAAGTTCCTTTAAAAATGTTAGCGTATTCAACCAAAGAATAATTACCCTGCCATATCATAGACTCAAGATAGACATATAATAACATCATAAATATAACAGGGTAGATACTCCAATGCTTAAAAATAGGTAATAATTTATATTTATTTTTTATTTTGGCCCACGCAAAAGCAAAACAAATTGTTTCAATCATTCTATAATTTAATCTCTCCTTCTTTATTATGCATACGAAATATTATTTCTTGGTGTAATACCCATTTGTATAAGTAAAGCGTCCTCGATAGCAAACATTTCAGATTTTTCAACTACTCCGATAAATCGTGTTAATCTTTCCTTTGAAATCGTGGTTATTTGTTCTGCAAGAGCAATACTAAGAGTAGCAAGGCATTTTGTTTTAAAAAGTTTTACGTGGGTCGGCAACCACCTTTTCCCTTGTTGTGAAGTCAAAGGACATATTGTAACTGTTGGAGAAAATTTATTTCCCATATTATTTTGCAATATTACAACTGGACGATTAATCATAGCTTGCTCTGATCCAACACCTCCTGGCATACTAGCAAGATAAATATCACCTCTATTAATTTGTCTTTGGACTTTATTTATTACTTGCATATACTATCACCTTACCTTTAATTTACTTCCTTGGTAATAGTATTGCACACAGTTTGTTTTTTATACATTGTCCAACAAAATATTTATTTCTACATTATTTACATTCTAATCACCCCTTCCAACCTTCCAACCCAACCAAACCAAAACACCTCAAATCCCCTTAATATCATTCGGAATCCCAAATTCCCACTTATCACAACCAACTACCGGATAAGTCTTAATTATAAATCCATGTTGCACATTCATTTGCTCTCCAACTCTACAATATTGTAACCTGCCATCTCGCATCCTAGCATTTTTACAAGTCAAACAAGTTTTATTTTTTATATTATAATCACATGCTTTCTCATGGATTTCCATTTCTTCTTTTGGGAGTAGCATTGTACAGAAATCACATTGGAATATTGGTTTCATTAAATATTTTCCTCCTTTCTTTAATATAAAAAGATAAAAGACTTGTTTTAAACTATTTCATACTCGGCCCTTAAATTACTATAAGTTAAAGGTACTGCCGACATATCTTCAAATGCTTTACCATTCTCATCACAATACCAAATAAATCCTGCTCTTTTAGTAATATACCAATGCTCATTTAATGCAAAAGTAGCTTTATATACTTCGTCTTCTTTACAATTTTTAATTACATCTGCTAGATCCATTTATTTCATCTCCTTTCTAAATCCAATGAATCTATTCTTTTAATCTTAATACAATTGTAATCTCTTCACATATTTCTGTGCTTCACTTTTTAGCATAGGAGGCAAACCACAACATGTCAAACTTCCACTTGGAATTTCAGTCAATCCATTATCTCTAATATAATAGAATCCAGCTTCAATTAATTTTTCTAAATCCTTTTGTTTCCCTCTTAGAATTATTTTCTTCTGATCTTTTTGATACCAATTATCAAAGTCTTCATTTCCAGCATTTGAATATTCTACTGCAATTATTGTTGCTACATGTCCAATTTGGGCAGCAACCTTGCCAGCAGACATATTTAATTCCGAATTAACAATAAAATATTCTACTAATTCATCTTCCATATTACATTTCTCCTTCCTATTCCCATGCTTCCACTAAACTTTTACACACTTCATCGTAATTACATAATCTCATATTCAAACCTTTTTCATAGCTCAAATACTCAGTAAGCAAATAATATTTACTAGCCATAAATGTACAATCTTCTATTTTATGACCATTTTCGTTTCGACGCATTAGGCATGTATAATATCCAGAACATCCACAACATTTTAATTTGCATATTTTGCAGTTTGGTATATCTTTCATATGTATTACTTCAACTCTTTTCTAACTATTTGAAATCTGTTTTATTTGAGATATCTAATTATCTAACCAACATTCCCAATCAATACAAACTTCATGATCTTTTATGATACGATCATACATCACGCATATCATTTTATAATCTATTTCTGAATAATAGTTCTTAAAAGACCTTCTGCATGTTGAACAATTAATATCATTTTCGCTACTATATAGTCTAAGACTTTTAATCATAAAATTTTTAAACTCCTTTCCCAGAAAATAACTCTTTTATCCTAGTTCTTCAATTGTATCCCTAGTTGGCCCATAACTTACATATCCTTTATCAACTCCAATCACTTCTAAAACCTTATCAATAAAATCATCTTTACCAGTGTCCAACTTTTTAGAATCCAAAATATAATCTATTTTATCATCAATTTGATCCATACATGATATTCCTAAACTTACATCGTATTTAAACCCTTTATCTTTAATATTCAACAAATCATTAGATATTTCTTCAGATAAACTACTTATATCTAACAAACCATATCTAATTGTTCCCTGATAAGGATTTGGTACATTTGTCAAATCTTCTATTCTTGGATAAATCTTTCCTTCAACTTCATTTGGAAATTGTCCTACTCCATGTCTTGTTAAATATGGTCTGGTAGCGTAAATAATTTCCATATTGTCATAGTTAAGTTTAGATTCTTCTAATATACTAACAACATTTTTTATTCCTGTGTTAGAACGTGTAACATGAGGAAAATATTTATGAGATTGATCAAGTCTAAGTCCTTGTGCTCCCTCAAATATTACTGAATCATATTTTTCAAGGATACTGTTATCAATAATATTTACATTGTCTAATAAGAAATCAATATCATCTAGATAATTCTTCATGATTGAATCATCTTTTAATAAGTCTTGATACATTTTTGGAATTAAAGACACTCCTAAAGATTTTAATCTCATAGGAATATGATACTTCCTAATACTATCAATAGCATGTGCCATTAGGTTTTTATCAAATAAGTTTCCAACAGATATTTTTCCATAATCAAATACTCTATTTCTTTCAATTGTCTCGTTAAATCCAAGACCACAACTTCCATGTCTTATATTCCCTCTGCTTATTTCTACAATTTGATTAATTATCATATCGTAAGGAGTGGTTACTAAACAATTTTTATTCATATATACCTTTGGTTTAGAAAAATTACTTACTATTTCAAACTCTTTTCTAAAAAGGATAGGATTAGCAATAAAGAAAGAACTAAGATAGCTAGGCAGACCAGATAGGGTTCCGGAACAAAAATGACTGAAAGCATGTCTATTGCCATCTGATGTAGTCACTGTATGACTAGCCTGTGATCCTCCGTTAAATCTAACAACAATGCCATCTTTATGTTGAGAAGAGAAATAATCTGTAAACAAACCCTTTCCTTCATCTCCCCAATTTGATCCGATTACTACCTTAATTTCTTTCATTATTGCTTCCTCCTAATAAATTAAAACTTTATCAATCCATTTGAATTAGATACATTCTTGCTTAACGATTCAATAGCTTTGGCTACAACTACGCTTGTCGAACCATCCCAACTAGAAACAACCTTGTCTACTGATTCACCTTCTGCAATTTGAATAGTTGACACAATAACTTCACCTAGTTTTTTATGGTCAGAGAGTCTAATTGCTCTTTGTCCTAGCAATTCCGTCCATTCCTTAACAACTTTAGTTCCACTACGTCTAAAATGGCTACCTTCTTCAACCATAATATGATAAACATCATATTGCCGACTTGCCATAGTCAACAAATCTTCCGCACTTATTTTATCAAATTGAGGTTTATAACCAAATACTCTCTCAATATCCTGTCCTCTTAAATATGGTGTAGGTTGTTCATCTCCAATTGTAAAAATATAACCTTTTTTATTTCTCTTTTCAAAACAATCAATTGAAGTATGCATAGCTGCAAAATACCAAGGTAAAGCATAGGATTCATAACTATTTCCTCCACCGCCACCTTCAAGGTAAATTTTAGTCAATTGTTCTGCAATTCTAATATCTGCTTCAAATTGTGTAACTTGAAGTGGTGATTTATCTCCTGCCTCAA